GCAATGGTCACAAATTTGGCCTTGCTTTGCTGCCTCAAATAAGCGGGTACAGCCATGCGTGTTCCTTTCTCGCGCCTACCGGCGCGGATGGTCGATTAGTAGATAACGCAAGCCGCCGCCACCGCGCTGCCGTTGTACGCGAGGCCGTAGCCCAACGCACCCGACGGCGTGACGCGGCGCACGCCGCCGCCGCCCCACGGGCCAGGCGAGCGGAGCCACCAGTAACGGGCGGTAGTCGGCGCAGCGATGTCGTACTTGATGCGGTCGGTATCGGTTGCGCCGTTGTAATACTCCATCACGCTGCCCTCTGCAACGGTGTCGTTATTGCCGAGGCCGACTTCCACCATGCTGGGCAGGAAAAACTTGTCGCGTGTGGTATAACTGCCGCCCGTGGTGCCGTCCACCTCGAATACGGTGTTTCTGGCCGTGGTCACATCTACAAGGCCCACGGCGTTGATAAAGTCATCGTCAAAGCCCGCAAGGAAGCCCGGCTGGTTGGCATAGCTCGGCGGCCTGTCGAAGATCGTCTGCGGGTGCCACCACTCGTTGGCGGCTGCCGCGCTGTTGAGCCATTGGCGCACGGCGCTTTCTTTCCAGTTGTTGCTGCCGTAGCGGATGCGGTGGCTGTGGTTCATGTTGGTGCTATTGCCGTCAGCCGTGCCCAAGCTGGTACCGCCGCTGCCTTCGACCACAGAAACGCTTTCAATGGGTGTCGTGCTTTCGCGGCTGGCGTAGCTGCTCACCTTGGTGTCCGTGCTCTGCGTATTATAGGCCCACGGGAACATGAGCACGCCGCCCGCAGGAACGGACTGACTCAGCACGAATTGCAGGGTTTTGCCGCCGCCATAGGTAGCATCATAGTCGGCCAGCAGGGTGAAATGATAGGTTCCGGCAGCCAGCGCCGTGGCGCAGTAATACAGCGCCTCCGTGTTGTCTACCATGCGCCCGTTAATGCAGGCGTGCATCATCAGCGTCATGGTCGGGGCTTCTGCGCTGCCCGGGGCTTTGTGATGGTTGTGCGCCGTCACGTCGAAAATGACGTCGCCAAGCGTCGCGTGCTTGGCGATGAGCTGCGCACCAGCAGGGAAAGCCTGCGCGCCGTGGCCGTTGGCCACCATCTGGCGCACATCTTGGAAGGAATCAACCGGCGCAGCTGCGCCGGACTGTGCCACCGCGATGATGTCCAGCGCCTTGGCAATCTGCTGCAAGGTGCTGTCGCGGGGAATATTGAATTTCTCGCTTGCCATGGGTTTGCCTCCTGTTATTCGTCGTAGGTGTAGGTCACGTCAAGGCCGCCGTCGTCTGCATTTACTGCAAAGGACAGGCCGCCCAGCGCGTCCTTGATGGTCTGCGCGTTTTCAGCAACCGCCTGCTGCACGGGGCGCGGGTCGGTGCTGCTCATGGGCACGTTCTGGCCGGTCAGCGTAATGTTGCCGTCCACAGCCTGCACATTGTTGACTTTCGCGCTGCTGGCCAGCAGATTCATCTGCCACGCCCACACGTCGGCGGCGGTCGCTTGATACAGGTCGCCGGTTGCGCTATTGATGTACACGTCACCGGCTGCGCTGCCTTCCACAACCACGCTCACCGCGCTGCCCTTGCTGGTCACAGCGGTGCCCACAAAGATGCGGGCATTGCCTGCGCCGTCTGCGCCGCGCTGTGCAAGCATGGCGTAATGCTGCCGGTCGTCGCTGGGCGTTACGCCTTTCACGTCCGTCAGCACAATGTAGCTGCTGCCCTGCCATGTAACGCAGTCACGCAGGGTGTACTGCTTGGCCGGGTCATAGGGCTGGGGCAGGCCGTAGCCGATACGCCCCTCTGGGGTTTCCATGTAATAGCTGGTACTTGCCATTGGCTTTCCTCCTTTCTGGCCTTAATAGCCGTGTATGCGCCTGTATAGCTGTGTGGTGATAGGGTCAACACGCCAGCTTGTCACGATCTCCGCATTGGTCGGCGTGCGCTGCAAAACCTGCCGCGCGTCGTCGTCCATGTGCAGGGTCGCGTTGCGCACGGGTAATTGAGGGATGCCCACACGCAGCAGCGTGGAGCTGTCCGTCTGTTCTGCCTTGCCGTAGGCTTCCGCGTCAGGCGGCAGCACTTCGACGGCCACCTGCACCACGTCCAGCCGCTTGGCTACGGCCTCACCGTGCTGTGCTGCTTCCTGTGCGGCCTGTGCGCCGCTGTTGGCCGCTGCTGCCTGCTTGTAGGCTTCCTGTGCAGCTGCCGCAGCTGCGGCGGCTCTGGCCTGCGCTATGCCTGTGGCCTCGGTAGCGGCTGAAATGGAAGCGTCCACGCGGTTGGCTGCCTCATGGGCTGCCGCTGCTTTTTCATTGGCCAAGGCGGCGGCGCTGTTTGCAGCTGCCGCTTTGGCGTCAGCATTGCTCGCGGCTGTGTTGGCCTTGCTGGTGGCTGTATCGGCTGCGGCGGCTTTGGCGTTTGCGTTGGCGGCTGCGGTGTTCGCTGCGCTTGCTGCGGTGTTGGCTGCCGATGCCTTGGTGTCGGCATTGCTCGCGGCTGTGTTGGCCTTGCTGGCCGCCGTGTTGGCGGCTGCGGTGCCCTGCTCCATTAGCTCGATCTGCGCAAGCAGGTCATCCAGCGAGGGGATGATGTTTTCCGGGTCTACAAGGGTGTCGGTCAGCATCCTGCGCACGGGCAGAATCAGCGCGCCCAGCGTCAGCAGCCCGCTGCTGGTTTTCAGCCTCATCACCGCCGACATGTTGCCCTCTACGTTGTAGCAGCTCTGCGCAAGCGTAACCGTGGCCACGTTGCCGTTGAGCTTACCGGCCACCGCTACCGTGGCGTCGTCGCCCCGGATGAAATAGCCGGTCACAGTGCCGGTCAGGGCGGCGGGCTTGCCGCCGTCCAGTATGGTCACGCGCCAAGTGTGGGCATTGCTGTCACCGCATAAAATCAGAGCGTCTGGCCATACCTGCGGGGCTTGCACGCCGCGCTGCAGGTCGATCTCCTGCGAAAGAATCCAGTTGTTTGCCATGTGCTTGCCTCCTTAATAGTCGCCGCCGCCCACGCTTTGAACAAATGCCTGCACGAACAGGTTGGCCTCAATTCGGGTCAGGCCGTTGGGCACGATTTCGATTTCGTGCCATGTTCCGCGCGTGATCTTGCCGTCCTCATCTTTGGCCAGATACGCCACAATGTCCATTTCGTCGCTCTTGATCGCGCTGGCGGGCACCGTGTTGCCGTCCACTTTCAGCGTCACGCTGCTGGCCGTGCCACCCTCATAGATGCCGTATACAATTTCATGGGTATGGTCGGCAAGGGTAAAATCGTGGGTGTGCGCCTCAATACTCACGTTGTGCGTGTGGTCGCTGGTTTCAAAAACATGGCTGTGTGCCGGGATGGTGATGTCCTGCGCGGGAATGTTGACCACGGCGACCACGTTGTGGCTGTGGCTGAAATTGTGGACGTGCGACATGCTGTGGACGTGGCTGGGGACGCTGTGGGTGTGCTCCATCGGATGGGTGTGCGTGGCCATTTTGTGGTTGTGGGTGCCATCCTCCGATGTCGCGCCGGTGCCTGCGTCCGTTGTATAGATGCGCGAACCGCCACCGCTTGTAATGGCGTTGCCGGTCATCTCGCCGCCTGCGCTGTTGGTGGTCAGCGATTTACTGCCCGTGCTGCCGGTACCGGCGCTGCCTGTGTCGCCGCTGATGCTGATGCTCTTGGCAGCGTAGTTGTTGACGCCGGACGTGTTGGATGCGCCGTCCGTGATGCCGTGCGTATGGCCCCAAGAAAGGGAATAGGTGTCTGAAAAGCTGTGCGAATGGCTGGGGCCGCTGTGGCTGTGGCTGTCAATGCTGTGGCTGTGGCTTGGGGCTGTATGAAAATGGCCCATGCCGTGGTTGTGGCTGGGGCCGCTGTGGGTATGTGCACCGTTTTCACTAGTCACAAGAGCGCTGCTGCTGGAATCGGTGGTCAGGATGCTGCTGTTGCCGCTGGTCAGCTCCCCGCTGCCCCCGGTGTCCAGTATGGTGGTGCCCCCGGTGGTCTGTGCTGGGCCGGTTCTGCCGCTGGTATCGCCAGAGTGACCCGCGATGGTGCCGCCTGTGACGGCCTGCGTGGTGATAACCTCTTGCGCAAGGGTCTGCGCGTATGCGCCGCCGCTGCGGCTGGTGCGCTCGCTTGCGCCGCCTGCGCTGGATGTGCTTGTGCTGGAGCCGCCGCTCTGCGTGGTGGTGGCGGTCGCGCCGCCCGCAGCTGCGCCCGTTTCGTAGGCGCGGAAAGCATCCAGCTGCCAGCTCAAAAGCATCTGATTGATGCGCACGCAGCCGCTTGGTACATATACACGCATACGGGCCGGGTGGTTGGCGTCGGCATTGTCGGCGTACTGTTGGCTGTAAAGGTTGGTTGCGCCTTGGCTGTACAGCTCGCTGATGCCCATGCGGTCAGCCAGCGTGTTGATGCTGTCGGCGGCGTCGCGCGGCGCGTTGGCGATGGTGATTTCGATCTCGCCCGGCCTGCCGCGCACGTTTTCTTTGCTGATGTTGACGATTCGGGCTGTGAAGTTTATGCCGTGCTCGCTGTCCATCACGCGCACCAGCTTGCCGGGCATATGCTTGTCCCATTCCTGCCCGGTCAGTCGGGTCAGGTCGATGGCCGATGCGGTATAGCTGATATACGGGTTTTTGTATCGGTCAAGCACATTCAGCCCGCGCGCTTTCAGCGTCGCTGCGTCCTCGATACGGGTATCTGCGTACACGCTCGACTTGGTGCCCCACACGCTCACGGTGTCCGCGTCAATATAGGGCAGGCCGTTGTTTACCTCCCGGATCGTCAGCTGGTTTACTCCCTCGCCATAACCCAGCAGGTAAAGCCGCGTCACCAGCGTGGTGGCGTCCATGGTCTTTTCGATTTCCACCATGTTGCGCATGTAGTGGATGCCGCAGCCGGGAGACGTATCTGCGCGGCGCAGATTCACCGTCCAGGGGGTGGTGCTTGTATCAAAATCCCATGTATATTCGTCCGTCAGCACGTTGCCAAGGCTCAAAAGCGCGGAAAGCAGCGTGCAGTTTTCAAACTTATAGGCAAATTGGTCGGCGTACTCGCACACACCCAGCACCCAGCGCCGCGTCGTCTGCCTGTCCAGTATGTAGCGGATAACCTGCGCGGTGCCCACGCCCGGCCCGCCGATCTCATGGTAGCCAAAAAGAACGTCATCCAGCAGCGTGGCCATGACGTGTTCAAGGCTGTACGTCTTTACGCCGCCCTGTGCTGTTTCTTCGCTGGTGGGCATACCGACAATGCGGTATAGGCCAAGATCGCGCACGCCGTCAGGCACGCGCACCATGTTGTGGGCTTGGCATATGGCGTTTTTGGGGTCGTTGCTTGGCAGCGCAAAACTTGCCGTCCAAAGGTCGTTATGCGGCAGGCTGTACGCGATTTCACCGGCGTTTTCAAGCACGCCCAGCAATTTGCCAGCTTGGCTGTACGCTTTAACGTAATCGTGCTGCATTACAGCCACCTCCCGCGTGCGCTTGCCGTGATCTGCGCGCCCTTGGTGCCGCTGCCATAGGTCAGCGCCGCCGTGATGCTTTGGGTACCCTTGCGCACAGTCAGCACGTCAAATTGATCTGCGTGCGGCAGCGCGCTGCTGCCGTCCGAAAAGGCTGCCCCGATGGGCGGCTCCATGTCGATGGTCAGGCGCTTGCCCTGCGTCAGATTCATGCCGGTAAACACGGCTTTCCTGCCGTGCGCGCTGATGGTCGCGCCGGTGATGGGGGCCGTGCCTGTGCTGGTGATCGTGACGCCCAGCGGCGCGTCGGTGCCCGTGTCAAGCGTCAGGGCAAGCTGGGCGCTGGTGCCTGTTGTGGCTGCGCTTGCTTTGGTTTCCTTAACGGCGTAGGCGTAGGGCTGGGCGGTAAATTCAACGTCCAGCCCGCCTTCAATCCAGCCGGAATAGTTCCACTTGGCGGCGCTGTCCATGCTGGCCATGTAGTAGCGCAGCGGTTCATAGTCAAAAATGAGCCGCTGCCGTCCATTGGTCAGCCATGCCGCCACGCGCCGCAGGCGTTCCTGTGCGGCAGCCTGTGTAGGCGGGTCGTCCAGAAAATACAGCGTTCCGCTGAAAGTCAGGGTTTCGGGCAGGTCGCCCGGCATGAGAATACTGCCGGGCGTTCCTGCGATTTCGTATTCGTTGCGGCTGATGGCGGGGCTGATGATGTGCCCGCTTTTCTCTGCGTAGATCGCGCCAAAGTCGCGCAGGCAATGCAGGCCGCCAAAGGAAAAATTGATTTCATTCAGTTTCATGGGGCTGCCTCCTTATGCCAGCACCATGCGGGCTGCGCGCCCGGTGGCGCTCTTGTTTGCCCGGCGGTAGGTGGCCCGGCTCACGTCCGGCTCTATGGTTTCGCCAAGCTCTCGCTTGCCAATCACAAGGCGGTTATGGCCAAGCCCTGCGCGCCGGTTGGCGTCTGCAACGGCGTCAGCCAGCTGCTCGTAGTCAATCTGCGGCTGCGCCATGCTGGGGTATGCGCGCCCGCCTGCTGCGGTTTCCTCTGCGGCAAGGGCTGAAAGCTGCCGCGCGCTGCGCATGACGCTTTCCATGCCTTTTTCGATGCCGCCCGCAAAGCCTTGGTCGAATTGCATACCGATGGTCTGCATCTTGCGGCTGGGGCTGTGGATGTCCAGTTCGCGCTTAGCTGCATTGTAGGCAGCCTGTGCAGCTGCTCGCGCTGCGCTGGTGATAGTGCCGCTGCCGCCCCGGATGCCGCGCGCCACGCCCTGCGCGATGGCGCTGCCAATGCTTTCAAACCGGCTGCCGCCGCTGCCCACAGCGCCCCAAAGGGCCGAAAGCGCGCCGCTGCCAAGGCTGCTGGCTGCGCTGGTCACTTGGCTTTGCTGGCTGGTGATGCCGGTGCGAATACCCTGCGCCAAAGCGGTGCCGATGCTCTGCCCCTTGCTTTGGCTCATTTCCCGCTTGGCGGCGTCGTGCGCTGTCTTGCCGGTCAGGGTCGTGGTGCTTGTCAGAGCTGGCCGGGCTGTCTGGATGGCTTGCTTGGTGCCGTCCATAAACGCCTTGCCGATGTCGCCGCCTGCATCGCGGGTCAGGATCGCCGCTGCGGCGTCCAGCGCATCGGTGGCCACAGCGTCAACGGCTGCGTTGACGGTTTCGCTGCCGCCTGTGATGCCCGTGGCCATTTCAGTCACGGCTGCGGTGTAGGCGGCGTTAGCTACGCCGGTGATGGCTGTTTTCACGGCCTCGGTGTTCTGCGTGTTGTTGGTGATGCCGTCAGCCACGGCCTTGCATACTGCTGCGCCAATGGCTTCAAAGGCTTTTGCGCTCTTTTCGCCAAGTCCGGCAAAGCCGGTGCCCTCCACGCCAAAGGCGGCGTTGACGGCCTCTGCCACCGCGCTGGCCAGCGTGGTGGAGCCGCTTGCAAAGGTGTCGGCGGTCACACTGGAAAGCCCGTCGTTGATGCCCTTGGCCACGGATGCACCTATGGCCTTGGTTTCGCTGCTGGTGCCTTCCGCGATGCCAAGCTCGGTCTTTAGCGTGGTCAGCACGCTGGCGGCTGCGGTTTTAACAGCCTGCTTGACGGTATCCTCGCTGCCGGTGATGCCGTCCTTCATGCCGGTCATTATGTCCTGTCCGGCAGTCTTTGCTTCTTTGCTTTCCTCGCTTTCACCGCCAAAACCGAAAATGGACTTGATGGCGTCCCAAATCTTGCCGAAAATTTCCTTGACGGTGGTAATTACGCTGTCCACGGCATTGGTGAAGCCCTGCACCAAGCCGTCAAGAATAAAGCCGCCCGCCTCTGCCGCCACAGTCGAAGGGCTTGCGATGCCGAACACGCCTTTGATGGCGTCCCAAATGCCGGAAAACACGCCTTTGATGCTTTCCAGCAGCGCCGTCGCCGCTGCGCTTAATCCGTCCACAAGGCCCTGAATCAGATTCAGGCCAAGCGTGGCCCAGTCGATCTCGCCCAGCGCTGTGGTGATTGCGCTGATAATTTCCGGCATTTTGGCAATCAGGTCGGGAATGGCGTTGCCTATGCCGGTGATGATATTGGTCAGAATACTGGTGCCCGCTGCCAGAATGTCTGGCAGCGCCTCGGTGATGGCTGTGGTGATGCTGGTGATGATCTGCGGCAGCGCGGCCACAAGCGTGGGGATGGCCCCAGTGATGCCGCTGATAATGTTGGTCAGGATGCTGGTGCCCTGCGCCACAAGGTCGGGCAGAGCCGTCGTGACTGCATCGGTGATGGTGGTGAAAATCTGCGGCAGCGCCTCTGCCAGCGTGGGGATGGCCCCGGTGATGCCGTTGACAATATTGGTCAGGATGCTGCCGCCCTGCTCCATCAGGGTGGGCAGCGCCTCGGTGATGGCCGTGGTGATGGTTGTAACCAGCTGCGGCAGTGCTTCCACAAGCACGGGCAGCGCGGCAATGATGCCGTCCACAATGCCGCCCAGCAGCCCGCCAGCCGATTCCACCAACGTGGGCAGGCTTTCGGTCAGCCCTGTGGCAATTTCCGTCACCATGCTGGTGGCCGCAGGCAGCAGCGTCGGCAGCGCGGCGGCAATGCCGTCCACAAGGCCGGTTACAAGCGACGTGGCGGCGTCCACCAGCCCGCTGGCGTTCTCCACAAGGAAGGCGGCCACATTGGTCACGATGCTGGCCGCAAGGGCTGCCAGAGGCTCGATGTTCGCGGTGATCGCGTCCACGATGCTCTGCAATAGCCCCATAGCTGCGGGAAGGATGGCGTCCACCAGCGCAGGCAATGCCTCGGTGACAACGCCCACAGCGGTGTCCAGCATTGCGGTGATGGTGCCCATGTTATCGCTGATAAGGGTGGAAAGCGTCCCGATGCCCTCCATCAGCGCACCGGCCACAGCCTCGCCAACCACACGCACGTCGTCAGGCTGGAAGCCGTCCGCAAGCGCTGTGTCGATGGTGGAAAGCGTGCCCACGATGAGCGCCTGCATATTGTTGGCCAGCGGCAGGAATTGGTTTTCGATCTTCCTGCGCACGCCTTCCAACGCCGTGCCCGCGTCGTTGTACTTGACGTCGTTGATCTGTGCAAGCGCGTCGGTGGAAAGGTCGCCGCCGTCCGCGATGCTTGCAAGGATGGGAAGGGCGGCCTCGCCCAAGTCCTCGAATTGCGTGCCGAACAGCGCCACGGCCAGCTGGTTGCGCTTTACCGGGTCTTCTACCTGTTGCAGCGCGTTCACCACTTCAAGGAAGGCGTTGCGGGCCTGTGGGCCGCCTTCAGCGATTTCTGCGCTGATGTAGGACGCATTGAGGCCCAGCTCTTTGAAAGCCTCGCTGGTGGCCTCGCTGCCGTCAATGGCGCGGATGCTAAACTCTTTTACAGCGTCGCCCACCTTGTCGATCTGGAACACGCCGCCCTCTGCACCTGCTATCAGGGTAGTAAACAGGTCGTCGGCGGTCAGACCCATTTCGGCGTACTTGGGCGCGTATTCGGAAATAACGTCCAGCAGGTCGCCGTTCTGGTTGGCGCCTTTTTGCGCGCCCAAGGCAATGAGGTTGTATGCCTCGTCCGCGCTGATGCCAAACTTCTGCATCAGGGCAGAGGCGGCGCGGCTGCTCTCGGTGAAGTCCATGCCGAACACGTCCCGCAGCATAAAGCCGCTTTCTGTGGCGCGTTGCAGCTCATCGCCCATCAGGCCGGTGTTGATCTTGGTGGTGGCCAGCGCGCTGTTGACATCGGCAATGTTGTCGCCAAAGTTGTTGGTATACACGCGCTGCGCAATGCCGCCCAGCTCTGCAAGCTGCTCGCCGGTCGCGCCGGTTTGTGCGGAAAGCTGCCCTGTGGCCTGTGCGTAGTCGGTGCCCAGCTGCAATACCTGTTTGCCTCCGGCCAGCGCCGCAGCGGATAGCGCGGCAATGGCTGCGGCAGCTGCCGAAAGCCCTGCCTTCATGGCCCCGCTTGCCACGCTGCCCACGCCTTCCATGGCGTCGGCAAGGGCGTCGTTGCTCTTTTCAGCTTCATCGGCGGCGTTGGCTTGCTTGCCTACGGCCTTCTCTGCCTCCTTGGCAGCCGAGGCCATGTTGTCGGTGGCTTTGTCGGCTTCTTGGGTGGCGTCGGCCAGCTCACCCATGGCTCGGTCGTTCTTTTCGATTTCGCTGCCGGTCTTATTCATGGCAGCGCGTGCCCGGTTGAGGGCGATTTGCAGGTTTTGCACCTGCTGGCTGTTTTCTTCGTACTCGGTCTTGGCCTTGTTCAGCTGTTCGGCAATAAGCCGCACTTTTTCAGCCTGCGCGTCGTAGATGCTTTTGAGGCTTGCCGCCTTGGCCTGCATGGCGGCCATACTGTCGGCCTGCTCGCCAAAGGCGCTGGACGTGGCAGCCATTTCGGTGTTCAGCACCGTCAGCCTGCGCCCGATGTCCTGCAAAGCCTTTTTATACTCTTTGTCGCCCAGCACGCTGACTTTTGTGCTGATGCCTTCGTCTGCCATGTGGTTCACCTCCCTTCAAATAACAAAAAGCGCCCGCGCAGGCGCTTTTCAGCGGGGCAGGCGGGAAAGCCGTACCCCTGCTGGCGGTTGTGCGGGCGTTGCGGTCGCGGCGGCATCCGGCGCAGCTGTGCCGGTGGCGGCGGGCGTGCGCGCCTGCTTTGCGCAGTTATACAGCGCAATCACAGCGCGGGGGCTGCTCTGCCAAAAATCTGCCGCGCTC